ATCTGTAATTTCTTTCTGTACATTTTTAGATATTACTGCTAAGTCAAAGTCTCCAATCTTATCTGTAGAACTTAATGATCTAAGTCCATCTGGCCCTAAAAATACTACATCACCTGCAACTTCTTTAATAGTATCTGAATCTACACAACCAATATTAGTTGTTATAGGTTGTAATACAAAATCTGCAAGTGTATTACCAACTAATCTTTCTATTTTATTTTCACTAAATATAATTAGCTGTTCTCTAAAAGCTACTAATCCAGTTATATCTGTGCCTACACTTATATTTCCTGCACCATTAGCAGGATTAAAATCGTTATCTGTATAAGGTGATGTAAAACTTAATACATCTCCCTTTGCAAAAAATAAATGATTCTTAAAAAATGCTATATGTGATGCACCCTCTATATCATCAGGAGCACTTACTAGTGGCACATAGTTTGTATTATCATATGTAAATGGATAATTAGAACCATCTACTCCTGCTATTTTTTCCGTTAATCCTATTCTATATTTTACAAATCTTTGTTTACTTGTACTACTTTTATTGCTAGTTAAAAAAGTAATTACTGCTCCATCTGCAGGGCTACTAGCTAAGTTTGGAGATATACTCATAGTAGTTCCACCACTTGTAACTGTAGGTGTTCCTGATACTGTATACACTAAAGTTACACCTGCAATTGTAAAAGTATCTCCTGCTTGTGGAATAGATGTTAATCCATCTATAGCTAAACTACCACCTGTTTGACTTGCTCCATTTACTAAAGGTGTACCATGTTGTGTAACATTTATTCTAGTCCAATTACTACCAGTAGATTTATATAAATGATTATTTCTACTTGCAATAGAAGAACCTCTCCATGCAGCTAACCCTGTAATACTACCTCTGTTAGTTGTAAAAGTTACATCTGCTTGATCTGCAGGTGAACTTGCTAAACTAGTTGATAATGTGAGTGTTGCTCTTTTAGTTGCAGTAGCCCAACTTACACCACTAACTGTATATGTCCCTGTAACTCCTGCTATAGTAAGTGTATCTCCATTTTCAGGAGTTATATACAATCCTGCTACAACTAATGTTGTGCCTGTTTGACTTGCCCCATGAACTTTAGGAGCACCAAATGCAGGAACTGTATTAGTATCAAATTTACTATAACCTAATACTTTTCTATAACCACCCTCTATTGAAGGTTCAAAGTTTCTTAATAATCTAGCACTACCAGGTTTTTGTGAACCTTGTTGTAATGGTGATAGACTACTCACTAAACCTTCTTTAAACTCGAAAGCATATGTTTCTAATCTGTCTGCCATTTATGAAGCCAATCTATAAACGTATGTACTTCTCTGTGATCTTGTTAGCATAGTGGATCTAACATATGTATTTTCATTTATAAGAACAATTCGCATGTTCTTTAATCCTGCTTGAAACTTTTCTTTTGCAACTAATGCATCTTGTGTATTACCTCTAAACATATAAGCATAATACATAGAACCATCTACTATTACATTTCTATATATTTCTGGTATCTTTGGCACATCAGTGCTATCTGTCATTTCAACACTTGTTAAATAATATTCATATACAACTGTGTATGCTTTATCTGGTGCAGGTGATAGTACATATTCTAGACCAGGAGCTTTAGATACAAATACAGGAACATTATATAAACTAGTATCTGATGTATATTCTTGTTCTACAAATCTTTCCAAATACTCTTCATATCTTAATACTTTTAGTTTTTGAGTTCTGTTATTTAATGTATCACTTTCTTTAATTCTAAAAGTTTCAAAGTCTACTACAGTAGAATTTGCAGGAAAGCTATATCTAGTAACTCCTGTAGACAAAGTATCTTCTTGCTCTACAAAATTATAAGGCCAATGTGGATACTCTTGATCTATTTCTTGTATTGCTGCATTTACACTATCTTTAACTTGTGAGTGAAAACCAGAGGCTGTAGAAAAATTACTAGTGGTAAGCTCTACTTCATTAAGCCTTCGATTAACCTCATTTACAAGTCCTAAATAATTATATGACATTAAAATTCCTTAATAGGTAAAGTAACAGATCGTTCTGCTATTGTCCCACTTGTATCAACTATCTGACAATGTAATTTATACTTTGTATTATTTGTGCCTAATCCTAAATTAACAGTAGCAACTGTATCAGTTTTAGATACTCCTACTAACTGTAAATTATTAATAATACTACCTGTATTAAGTTGAGTCTTAACACCAGATTCATTATCAACAAACCATGTAACTTGATCTATAGTTGCTTGACTGTTTAAATATCTAGACCAATCCATACTAAAATCTACTGTTTCATCTGGATCTTTACTGGGCCATTTAAGAGACATATTATGCTACCTTTACTGTTCTATCTGCATTATTACTTCGTCTATGTACATAAACTGTTCTACGTCTTTCATAATTATCTTTAACAGTATTAAAATCAAATACTACAGGTGAAATTGTTGGTACTCCAACTCTTGCTATTGTCCTTACACCATTAACATTTACTGTTATACTTGTACCTGTATCTACTGCCTCTATAGATACATTACCAACTGCACCAGTACCAGATACTCCTGTTAAAGTAATTGCTACACTTTGTGAGTTATATCTATCTGTACCAAATACAGCAGTTCCATATCTAGCAAAAGTAATATGACTAGACATATTTTACTCTACTCTTAATATTGCTGATGTTCCATCTGCTGTAGGAAAACTAACTACAAAATTACCTGCAACAGCAGTTTGATCTGAACTAAAATCTAAAACACACACTGCATTAGTAGTGCTAGAAGTACCATCAGTAGTTGTATTATATATTAATCCACCTCTAGCTGTAATAGATACTGCAGTAAATGTAGCAGTTCCAAAGTTAGTAATACCAACTGTACCACTTGCCGTAGGATCTACTTTAGTAAGTTCTATACCACCAGAGCTATATCCTGCACCTACTACTTCTCCAGAAGTTGTAAAGTTTGTAGTACCTGCACTTAATGTAGCTGCAGCAGAATACAAAGCAATCTTAAAAGTGTGACCTGCAGAATTAAAGTCATGTTTACCTTCAAGTAATTCTTTCTTGAAAGAGGTACACATAGCTTGTGATATTGCCATCTTTAATCCTTTATAAAAAAAATGGGTAGCCCTATCCCTTAGAGCCACCCATACAGTTTACTTAATTAATAATTAAGCTAATTGGTCACGATCTACTTCATCTGGCCCTAGATCGTCTGATACATCTTGCATGACGGCAAACACTCTCCATACTCCTGAAGTAGGATATGCACTACCTGCAGTAGGCCCAACTACTACATCAACCGTATCATCAGCAGATACAATTAATGGAGCATAGGCAGCAGGGATTGCTGTCATGTCACCTGTTGAAGTGCCGTCACAGTCAAAATTGTCTGCAAAAGCATCAGGATCACTACCCGTGCCAATGTCAATCTGGAAATCACCGTCATTAGGTGTTACCACCTCAAGACCTGCAGCCCAGACCATTGTTTTTGCAGGGATATCTATTACTTGAAGAACATCAGCCGATGCTAGTGCTGAACCTTTTGTGGTTGTAGCAGTAGCAAGGTTGAGGTCAAACTCTACTTTGTATGGCTCTTTGCGGATAGCACGACTTGGGTGCGTACCTGCATTGATACCATTTGATACGTCAACTGTAGCCATTTTCTATCTCCTTTAAGCCACGTTAAAGTTAGCAGTGACAATTGCCTCTGGTCTTAAAATCTTACGACCATAGAGGTGCATACCACGCACGATGTCAGCAAAGCTGTCTGGATCACGATAGCTTTCTGTCTTAGATACTTGCTGTGCTGTAGCAACAGCAGAACCATGTCCTGCTACAATTACACCAAAGTTAGAACTTTGATTACTTGCACCAGTAGTACCAGAACCTGTACCTACTTGTGGTAAGTTGTTAGATACATAAATCTTAAATCCATGTAAGTTATTTACAACTAAACCATTTTGTAGTCCAGATCCACCAAAGTCAGAATTTAACAATCTGCTATCTTCATCCTTCAATACTTCGATAAATACAGGGTCAACTACCAACCAACGATCTCCTGTATCAACAAATTGTTGATCTAGAAGTCTGCTCATTCTAGCAATAACTTGTAAAGCTGTAGCAGTAGTTGTTGATTGTGAAGTTTGTCCTGGAAGTCTTGGAGCCAAAGGAATAGAGTTACCTGTTCCTGGTGAGTTGATGTTACCAAAGTCTTCTTTAGTCAACTTCATAGAGCTAAGAAGTTCATCATTACCTGCTGTAGCAACAGCATTTGTTCCTGGTGATGTGCTTCTAGCTGTATCTGGAGCACCATGCTTTACTGACTGTTGATAACCTGCTAAGTAACCAAGAACGTCCTGATCATACTGATCTCTTAAACGATAAGCAGCACGATCTGAAGCCAAAGACATAAAGTTTACATGACTGTGTGCAGCTTCAATGTCATCAATCTTAAAGGCATAGTAGTTAGCCTGATCAACAACAAGTGTAAAATCCTCATCGTCTAAGTCTTGAGCAGTAATCTGAGTTCCTCTAGCATATGCCTGAACAGAAACTTCTGGCTCTTTGATTATTTTTACTGAATCACCCATGTTTGCAATCTCACCAAAGTAATCACTATTGGTAATATCTTCAACAACAGATGACTTACGGAAAGCAAGTTGTACCTGCTTTGAGTAAATAATAGGGCTAAAATTACCGTTAGGTAGATTTTGATACCCCGTTGCTTTAGGGAAAGCCATCTTAAATCTCCTTAAAAAAGTGTATAAGCAATTGAACGCATAACTTACACAATTCTTTTTGGGGCTGTCTTTTATTGGTGCATACTACTTAGCTAGGTAGTATGGGCAATTAAGTCTCAGGTAATCCTTAAATTGTTCGTTGCGTTGTCTTTATTTTAGCTATATCCTTGGTGACACAAAGTGGGCAAGGTATAGCTAGACCTATGTTGACTTACAGTTCTACTGATAAATCCCTGATTGTCAAGCCTTATCTAGCAGAACCAGTCAAATCATAGATAAATTTCCCTGATCTCATAGCTGCTATTATTTCCTCCTGTCTAGCTTCATATTCAGCAGGTTGCATTCTTTCTACTTCAGATTCCCTAAATGTACCTGTTTCTGCCCTAGCTTCAGGAGATTCCTTAGAAGAAACCTTCACAGATTTAGCAGCCTCTTTCTGTACTTCTTTACTGGATTTTTTACCAGTTATACCCATATCTGCTTTATATAGGTCAATAGCCCTAGCAGCAGACATAGCATCATGTTCATTTTCATACAAAGCTTTTTGTACCCATTGTGGTTGTACTTCTACCCAGTTATGAAACTCATCTTGATCTCGAATCTCAGCAAAGTCAGGATGTCTTTTTAGCAATTCAACTTCTGCTTTTTCTCGCAGTGCATCTTCTTGCATATCATTAATCTTTTTAATCCTGTCTTCTAACTCTTTTGCCTGTTCCTGTGATTTCTTGATAGCTATTGTTTCAACTATTTTAGCTACATCAGGATATTCTTTTGCCCACTCTTCTAGTTCTTCTTCACTCTTAGGCAACTTAATCTGTTTCTTCGTAGCCGTATCTAGTTGGGATTTAAGCTCATCAATCTGCTTTTGAAGATCACTTTCTTTCTTTTGTGAGTGTCTTCTTAAATCACCGTATCTCTTTTTAAAAGTTCTTTCTTCAGCACTTTCAGGTTCAGGTTCTTCTTGTTTTTCTACTACCTCTTCTTCAGTTTGTTGTGCTTTCTTTAATTCTTCTAATTCTTTTTCTTCTTGTTTTATTTTATCTTCTTTTGTATTTCTTTTTGCAAATCCTACTACTTTTTGTTTCTGTACTTCCATAGCCTGTGCTTCAGCCATTTTACTTCCTTTCACGTTGGGGCTAACCGTAGCCGTAAGGGGGAGTTAGGTAGCCAAGTTTAAATTAACTTAATGCTTTAGATACTTGTTTTTGAAAAAGTTTCTGTCCTACTTTTTTAGTACCTGCAGCAATTCCCTTTGTTGCAAATGTATTTGCTAGAGTATACCCTCCGTATATTGTAGCAGCTAACATTGCCCCTTTTAACAGTGGAGCTACAAATCCACTAGTTGTGTCTTCATATCTAGGATAAACTAAAGGTTGTCCTTTATCATCAAAAGAAATCATGTAATCTGCCATGCCTTCTACTGATGTAGTATTACCCCATCTAAATCCTTGTCCTTTTTGGTATTCGGTAAGATTTCCTCCATACTTACCTTGTACAACTTTTTCTCCTGTTTCTTTATTAATTAATTCACTGCCTGTTGTCATTTTAGCTTTAACAGTTCCTGAAGCACCTTCAACTTCTTCTATATCAGAAAGTTTTTTAGGATCTACTTTTACCAGTCCTTTAGTTCCTGCATATGGATTAACAACTTTTTCTTGATAGTATTTTCCTTTTCTCTTTACTAAAGAAACATCTTCTTTTATTTCTTTAGAACCTAACTGCCTTAAATCTTTTATACCTGCAGCAGCTAAGTCTTTAGCCATGTGTCTAAATATAAATTCTTTATCACTTTGTTTGCCTTGATAGTTTACACCTTGATCAGCTAAGAAAACATTGTTTTGATTTAGTATTTGATTATATATATGATCTTGTGCTCCTGCCTGATCTAACTTAGAATATTCATCTTTTGTCATGGTGTAGGTAGATTCTAATGTGCTCCTATCTTTCACACTTCCCATA